CGGATCTTCTGGATCTCCAACCAATGGTGGCGCTGGTGGATCAGGTGTAGTGATCATCCGATATCTTGGTAATCAACGCGGCAGTGGCGGAACAGTTACCCAGTCTGGCGGATACACCATTCACACATTCACATCCAGCGGAACATTTACGGCATAACAGGAGAAGCACATGGCACATTTTGCAAAAGTAAACAACGGCATCGTCGAGCAAGTTATCGTCGCCGAGCCAGAATTCTTTGATACCTTTGTGGACTCTAGTCCTGGTCAATGGATTCAAACTTCATACAACACACATGGTGGCGTTCATGCAAACGGTGGCACGCCACTGCGCAAGAACTACGCTGGCATTGGCTACTTGTACGACGCGACGCGTGATGCATTCATGCCGCCAAAGCCATATGCATCATGGGTGCTCAATGAGCAAACTTGCTTGTGGGACGCGCCGGTTGCTATGCCAAATGACGGTGGCAACTATGCATGGAATGAATCAACTCAAGCCTGGGACGCGGTCCCTGACGAACAGCCATAAAAAAAGGATGATGAGATGGACCAGACGCTGTTCAACTGGGTGGTGGGTGTTTGCGGTTTTTTAGGAGGGTGGGTGCTCAAGGTGATCTGGGACGCAATCAAAGACCTGAAGACTGACATTCGTCAAATCGAGCGCGACCTGCCCGAGGTTTATGTGCGCAAAGATGATTTCAAAGAAGCCATTCGTGACATAAAGCAAGACATGAAAGATGGCTTCAACAAGATTGATAGCACGCTTGGGTTGATCTTTAAAAAACTTGAGCACAAAGAAGATAAAGATTAAAGATGTATGGACCCAATCACAGCGTTTGCAACTGCACAAGCCGCTGTGGCTGGGGTCAAAGCCGCCGTCAATTTATATAAAGATGCCAAGGCTGTAGGTAAGGATGTTGGGTCCATAGCCAGCGAAATTACTCATGGACTTGGCAAGTTTTTTGAAGCGCAAGAAGCAGTCTGCAAAGCAGGCCAAAACATTGAAGGCAAAATAATAAAAACAAAATCTGTCGACATGCAGGCATTTGAAAATGTAATGCGCGTCAGACAACTTCAAGAGTACGAGCGAGAATTAAAAGAACTTCTGATTTACCACACACCAATGGCTGGGGTGTGGGAAGACTTTCAATTAGAGCGTCAAAGAATTCGAGAAAAGAAAGCAGAAGAAGATGCACAACAAAGAAGGCTTGAAGCAAAGCAAAGAAAACTGAGGCAAGAGTTTGAAGAAAAAATTGTAATGTACGGAGTGATTGCTGGATCAGTTTTGTTTGCTGTGTCTGTTGTGAGTTACATGTTTTATTGGATTGCTGAACAATCTGGAAGGTAAAGGAAAAAACAAAAAGTCATGAGCAATGAATTAGCCGCAAGTGCAAAACTTGCAGTCAAGGGAATTCGTGAAGGCCTCGAGGCTGGTAAAGAAGTTGAGGCCTTGGTTCACGACATTGACAAGTTTGTCACAAGCGAAGCACAGGTCAGAGCAACAATGCGTCAAAAGGCGCAAGTTGTTCGAGGCGACACAACCATTGTGAATGCGGTGGATGAGTGGCGCAGACTAAAGCAGATTCATGACTTAGAGATGCAACTCAAAAATGATGTCATAACAAAACATGGCAAAGCAGAGTGGGACAAGATTGAAAAAATTAAAGAGCGGATGCAAAAAGAAAGGCAGTCCAACTTTGATGAATATGGCAGAGACATAAAAGCATTGAGACGACTTGCGTTCTGGTGTTGGTTTGCCGCCGCGATCGTCACTTATTTTTTATGGAAAAATAAATTGATATGAAAGGGAGGGCAAAATGTTTCCATTAACCGCACTATTTGATGTGGGCATGAAGGTGCTGGATAAATTTATTCCAGACCCAGAAGCAAAAGCAAAAGCACAGCAAGAACTCTTGAAGATGCAACAAGAGGGACGCCTGGCAGAACTCAATGCTGACAACATCGAGGCCCAGGAGTTGACCAAGCGCCAGCAGGCCGACATGGCCAGCGATTCTTGGCTGTCAAAAAACATTCGTCCAATGACGCTAATCTTTATCCTGGTGACATACACAACCTTTGCAATGATGTCTGCATATGGCATTGACACGAATCAAAAATATGTCGAGTTGCTTGGCCAGTGGGGCATGCTAATTATGTCGTTCTATTTCGGCGGTCGCACGCTTGAGAAGATTATGGACATGCGTAACAAACAACCTGCAAAGGAATAATCATGTCATTCAAACTTTCACAAAAAAGCATTGAGCGACTGGACGGCGTTAAAGACCAATTGATTGATGTAGTTACCCGCGCAATTGAAATCAGCACGGTTGACTTTGGTGTCACCGAAGGCTTGCGCACAATCGAGACTCAACGCAAATATGTTGAGACTGGCAAAAGCCAGACAATGGAATCAAAGCATTTGACCGGCGACGCCGTGGACCTGGTGGCCTACATCAATGGCCAAGTGTCTTGGGAACTGAATCTATACGACAACATTGCCGACGCAATGAAGCAAGCCGCGATCGAAAAGAATGTAGCCCTTCGCTGGGGCGCGGCATGGAATGTTCCAGACATCAGAATGTGGCGCGGTACAATGGAAGAAGCGATGAACCACTACATTGATGAGCGTCGCAAGCAAAACAAAAGACCGTTCATTGACGGCCCGCATTTTGAACTAGTGGAATATATGTCTCCATCCGTCGGGCTTCAGCAGTTGCCAAGCTCTCCTTCACGACGGTTAGCCCCAGGGTTTGCGCCCTGGGGTTTTTTTTTACTTGGGTGCGCATGTAACATCAATGACGATGTCTGCTGAGTACCCGTTGACTTTGCGTTTTCCATACATCATGACGGCGCGAAGCCCTGTTGTTTCACATTCACGAACCGCAGTGATAACTTCGTTGCGGCTTAGTGAGTGAATCTGTTTATCAAGAATCAACTCCTGCTCGACTGGTGTGGGCGGCTTGCCAGCCTTGTCGCTGGCACAGCCACTGATCCAGCCCAGGGAGCAGACAATCAGTAAAGTGATCATTTTGTTCCTCATGGGCTAGTCCTCACTTGTTGTCGGTGGTAAATCGGTTCATCTTCTCGAACTCCTCAACATCCACAAGGCGATACCTCACCTCGCTGTTTCGGCTGTCGCCGAGTTTGATGTAGGTCGGCCCGGTATTGGCAACCCTCCACTTGCGCAGAGTGTTGTCCGCCACCTTCCATCGTTCGCACAATTCCTTAGGCGTTAGCAGTTGGGACATTTGCCGTCTCCTCTTGAATAATTTCGCCGGTAGCCTGGTCAATGGCATCGGCCATTTGCTGGCCCATAGAAGCCTTCAGGCGGCTCAAAGGGGCTTGTTGGTCCTCTGGTACCGGCGTGACATTGATCGGCTCTTGGCGGGCCTGCTGGACGAATCCTGAGGCCTCCATGTCGCTGGCCAGTACGCTGTCCACATCGGCGCTGGATGGCAGGCGCTTGGCCATACGGCGGATGACAGTCTTCTTGGCCATCTCGTCCCACCATTCAACCCAGGGTCCAAACTTGCCTGCACGGCTGGCGGCTCGCACCTTTTCGACATCGGACACGCTCATTACCTCGCGGTAGATCGCGCCGTCCTTGGTCTTAGCCACGGCATACACAGCAATTGGCTTGCCTCGATCCTCGCCCAGAAATGGCTTGTGAACGATGTTCTCGTTGTCGCCTAACTCATACTCAAAATGGTCCTTGTCATAAGCCACCTGTGCGCTGATGCTGGCCAACTCACCACTGTTGCGGATCTTCTTTAAGATGCCGCCGACCATTGGCATGTACTGAACCTTCTTGCCTTCTTTGGTGTTGAAGATTACAGGCGCGGCCTCGCGTCCATCCAGGAGCAGGCCATCTTGTGCGGCCTTCATGCATGCGCCTAGCAGACTGCGGCGGTCAGCGCCCAGTAGGTCAGGGTTCATTTGCACTGCGGTAAGGGTGGTGCGGATGAACTTCTCGACCGGGATCTGCGGGGGCAGTGCGGCCTGGAACTCAGGTTGCATTTTGACGAGGGTGCCACGCATTGCCTCGATCGGGGTGATTTCATTTGTCATGATTTATTTCTCCTTCTTGGGATAAAAACGGAAACTACGGTAGCCATCGGTTGCGCCGATAACTGTGCCGACCATCTCGGGCGTGATAAGCGTCCCGGAACGGCCTTTGACTTGCCCCGTAGATAGCGAGCCAAAACTGGTGAGCACCTTGCTGGCCTGGCCAATGCGCTCTAGGATCTCAGCGCGGCGCTGGTCCTTGATCTTTTCAAGGTCGCTGGCCTCTTTGCGTACAAACTCAAACTGCTTGATCATGTCCTCGAGTTCCGCGTCAGCCTCGGCCACCAGCCCTTCTACCGCATCGCGGCGTAATTGCTTGATGATGAACTCGGCGTCACGGGTGTAGTCGGCGCTGGGCGCCTGGTTGGCTTGCACGCGATTCCAGAACTCGGCGCTCTTGTCGCGTATACTTTTGCCAATATCCCGATCGCGATTTCGGAGGACTATCTTTTGCTCATTTCCTCCAACTAAGGCCACAATCGCGCACCAGTCATACCCGGCCACTTCCATTTGGTGCTGGACCTGCAACTCGATATGCTCGGGCGCCTCAATGTTGCCGTTGCCGTCATCGATCCAGTTCTTTTGGTATTGAACCCAGTCGACATTCTTGATCTCGAGGATGCCACGGCCATTGGCGCTGGACTTGATCTCGAAGTCAAAACTTGACCCGATGCGTGCGGCCTGGTCGCGCATGTAGACATTCAACTTTGCAATGTCCCAGCCCATGTCTTCGGCGGCGCCATGCGCAATGGCCGACTCTAAGCGGTTGCCCCATTTCATGCGTTCGTTTGGCTCGATCTTGACCACGACCGCGTCTCGTTTCTGGTGAAACAATTCGAACTCGGTGAGGTAAGGCGACAAGCCAAAGAGCGCGGACACTTCGGTGCTGGTCACATCTTTGGCCCGCTCGGTAAGCCATTGATGCTGGTTTTCAATTTCGATGGTTTGGATAGTCATCAGTCGTTCTCCATGTATTCGAAGATCGCCTCCTGGATGAGGTCTTCTTCTTTTGCGGTAAGTTTCCGCTCGAGCCACTTTGCACGGTAGCCTTTGCGGTCCAGGATCTCAAAGTCACCAGTACCACCCTCAGATGGGTAGCAGTTTTCTGGTGGCCCTGAAACATATGCGGGCGAATAGCCCTCGTAATCGGTCACCGCAATGATGCAAGGGATGCCTGCAATACGGTGCTCGATCTCAGCGATGTAGTTGTTGCGGTTCACATTGACACCTTTAACTCTTCACCCTCTTCGCTGGTCACATAGCAGGTGATCACAATTTGATGGCCATTGACATCGGTGATGATGATGTCGCGTGTGAACAGTGGGGTCGAGCCATTGACTTCGCGAATTTCGCTGATCTCAATGGACTGTGTTTTGTGTATGCTGATGTCTGCCATTTGTATCTCCTTGTGGTGAACTGTTGAAATTCTAACCTATTTTGTTGATGCTGTGTCAACGACTATTTTCGACAATGTCGCCCGCCGCGATCCAAAGAATGCGTTGCAGGTTCTGGTGGTGGTCTGCCAATTCCTGGTCATCCCAGGCGCCGTACTCGCGCAATTCATCGCGCAGTGCCTTGGGATCGATGCGCTCCAACTGAGCGCGGATTTTGCGGTGGTTTGAAAGGGACAGAACATCGGCGTCGCATTGGCCTTGGTGTGATGCTGACTCGGCCTGGGCCATAGTCATCTGGATCTCAATCCTGCCGTGTGAGGATGTGAACCACATGATCAACCCCCTACCTTTACAAACTCGATCTTGCCAAGGGCTTTTGCGGCCCGTAGCAGGCGGCTTTCCTCGGCTGGTAGGCAAGTGCCATCCTCGATCAAAGCGCGTGCCTGACGGCCAAACCAGCCTTGCAGTTGCCAGGCCAAGCCGGTGTCAATCAATGTCTGCCAGGCCTCAATGAGTTGGTCCTCAGAGTCTGCCTCAATGAAGCCTTCTGCAATGCCGGTTGCTGTGTATGAATCCATGGTGTTCTCCTTAAAATGGTGCTGGTTCAAAATTTGCCCAATCAAATTTGGGTTTGCGATGACGGGGTACTTTGCGGGTAATGTGCGGGTATGGTGGTTTGTCCCACACCCAGCGGACTACGACACCATCGTCATCGAGGATGCCGTACTGAATCATCGTGCGGCCCTTAGAACTGCTGTGTCGACCCAGTCGTTGATCTGAATCGGGCACCAGCCGTTTTTTTGTTGACGGCCACGGGTGGTGCTGGCCAGGTGGCAGAAAGTGTTGCCATCGCGCTGGGCGCCAACACCAACGACGCGCCAGGCATCACCCATGTGAACAACAATTTTGTCCATAAACTGCTTGCGAATTTCTGTTGTGCTCATGATTTTGATTTCTCCTTAAGTTTTTTGCGGTCAGCAATTGCTCGTTGCAAGATGTGCCAAAAAATCGATTTGATTGGCTGTCCCATTAGCGTGAAGTAGTCTTGATGCTGAACACAGCGGTGGTGCTGGTGTACGCGGCAATCTTGTCTGCGCTGATGCCAAGGTCTGCGGCCAACTTTTTCCAATCGGTGACAGCGCGGTTGGACTCAATGTATGAGGCTTTGAACAGGGCGCCTTCAAATACGGTGGCGCCGCCATTGCTGGCGATGTCTTTCATGGCGTCCTTGAGGGCGTCGGCTTGCTTGGTAAGCGTGGCAATCTGGGCAAGCAATGTGCCGAGTTCGTCTGCTGATGCTGGGGTGTTGTTAATCGTTGTCATGACAGGTTCCTTTCAAAATTCGACTGCGTTAATCTGAACTTTTTCGTTGCGCTGAAAATTGCGAGCCATGTTTTTGTAACTTTTTTGCATTTGAATCTCCTGTTTGTGTTGTTGATGTGATGATCTTACATCAACACATTTCCACAACGCAACTGTTTTTTTTAGTACCGTGTTGTGGCCAGTTGTTTATTTGCAACAGACGGGCTTGGAACCCGCGCCAAATAAGGGCTTCACGAGTCGTTGATGATGTGTCATCATTGAGGGATGAACAACACCTTAAACAACCACACAACCCCTGTTGAACTGGCAATTGACATGTTTGGCGGGGTACGAAAACTGGCTCGCGCCCTTGGCCGAGATCCTGCGGCTGTGTCGCGCTGGCAAAAAACCGGCGTGGTGCCCACTGCTGTACAGCGCCGTCTCATCGAAATAGCCTGGGAGCGCGGCATTGACATCACCGCTCACGACATGATTTTTGGGCGCGAGATCAATGATTGAACTGGTGCTGGGCTGGCCACCGTCTGAATTGTCACCCAACAAGCGCCTGCATTGGGCCAAAGTTTCAAAGATCAAAGCCTCCTACCGCCAGGCCTGCTGGGCCATGGTGCTTGAGCAAGCGGGTAAAGTACGGGCTGACATCGATGGCGACCTGCACCTGGTA